ATTTGTTTTGCCGTGTAGTGTGCACAGTTCGGACATTCCTTGGACAAATGCACCTCGAATTTGATCGAGTTCACATCCGCCGAGGTTAACATGTTGAAGTAGACAGGTCCCTCGACTGGGGAGGTATACCTCCAGGCATACGTTACCTCTGATTCGATTACCATTTTTGTCTACCTTTGTTTTGTTGAGCCAAATGTCACCCTTTTTGATGCCTTCAAGGAGAGCATCTTTCACTTCTTGAGTTGTCTCTTCCCACCAATGGTTGTTAATGTTGACGCAACGCTTAACCCAAGGAAGCTCACTACGGCTAGTAGTGATAAACTCAAGCACATCAGGATGACTGAGATCAAGGTGTAGTACCACAGCTCCATTCTTGTACACACCTCCACGGCGAAGGATCTCGTTTAGGGTCGAGTAGATCTTGGCAAAAGATACGGGACCTGATGCAACCAAGCCTTTATTATTCTCCTCTCCTCGTGCCCGGAGTTTAGATAGATGGACTGCAACTCCCGCTCCATAGCGAAGAGCGTGCGACACAAATCGCCAAGATGCTTCGATTCCATTAGGACCCTCCATGGTGTCCTCTACAACAAATACTGTACACGACACGGGAAGTCGTGAGGTAGGATCATCGATCCAAGATTGAACACGCCCAGTACGGGCAATAAGATCAGTGGACATACTAGACAAGATCACTAAGGTTTGGTGGTTGATAGTTAGGACCCTTGAGGACTTTACCATCCTCTCGGTAGATAGGTTTACCGTCTTCACCAAGCTTACTCATATTGCTTTGGTGAACACGATAGAGGGCTTCATCTAGATCCCATCCTAGGTTCTCTGCGTATTGATAGCAGACATAGACAAGATCAGCTAGCTCTTTAAGGGCATCGGTAGCGTTGACTACGAATCCCAAAAGTAACTGGTTCTCTGCGTCAAGGAACTCTTTAAACTCCTCAACGATCAAAGTCCGCTGCATAGTCCGTGAAGCTGGACTCGTACTGTTCGTTACTTGGAAACCAGCTCGGAACTCCTTTGCTTGCTGTTGTGGTGATGGATTCAAGCTCATTTTGAAGATAGTGGATTGCTTTTTTAAGATCTTCTACTCGGCTGTCTTTGAAGCCAGCACGGCAGATATATTTAACTGCATTACCAAGGTGGTAGTTCAGCCCTTGGTCTCTGATGAAGTCCCAAACTTCAACGTTTCCTCGCTTGTAGTAACTGGGACCTGTGGTATTTGAGTTGGCCATTTCTTGACTAGGTTGGATACTGTATTACAGAGAGTAAAGTTTTGGCGTTGAAGAGCCATGAAGATAGTGATTACATCTTCTAGCTTAGTATCTTTATCATGCAGTGCATTCTCAATCTGTTTGAGTTTGAATTGCTGCTCCATTGTCAACTCCAACACTGGAGCGGGGAGACCAAAGTCTTGGTTTTTGATTGGTGAAATCATAGTCATCACATTGTAGAATCTTAGCAAGGCGTGCATTCATAAGAGCTACATCTTCTCCAAGATCCTTCTCAGCGAATGCTTTCACTACTGTATCCCATGTGTAGCCCTCCTTCTCAAAGAGAGCCACAGCACGTTTGATACCAATACCAGGTACACCAGCATAACCATCAGTTTGGTCACCAGCAAGTGTTTGAATGAGGTGCCATCTGCGGCCCTCCTCAGGCTCTACAGTGGTCACTCCATCGGTAAGGTCATAGAGCTGTCCAGGGATCTGTCGCATGTCCTTGTCGGGGCTGCAAAGGATGTGTCCGGGCTCTTTAGTGGCGTAGATACCCAGGGCATCATCAGCCTCTAGTGTAGGCATCACAACAACGGGATACTCTTCCTTGAGTTTGTTGATGACCCTTTTGTAGCCGCACGGTTTCTTTCGGTTTCTATGTCCCTTATACGCTGGATCAATAGATTTACGAAAGTTGATAGAATCAGAAAAGAACAAAATAGAATCATCGAAGCATCCAAGGTCAGTTGCGATGTTGTATAACTCTCGCTCGACATACTCGTAGGCTTCTTTGAAGTTGGAGGTAACAACGATGAGGTCTTCTCCAAAGTCGATTTCTGTTTCAGCTCCTGCACAACACTTGTAGACGATGAAGTCAGCATCAATGAGTAGACTCACTTACCTTGACCTCGACGAAGCTTACGTCCATGGGAGGGGAGTGATCTAGTACCATTACCTTGGCGGGTACGTTTGTATCTAGCACGGGACTTAAACTCTACACGTCCCAGTGCAGTCTTTGATTTGGTGGCCATAATTAGTGTACATCTGCCCAAGTGGATCCGATCTTCCCTTCGGCAGCGATAGGGATACGGAGGTTGTAGTATTGGCCAGCAGCTATGGCTGACTCTTCCAGGTGAAGCTTGAGAATCTCAGCAGCATCTGGTGTGGTTTCCCATTGCAACTCGTCATGGATAAATGCAAGTTGATGAGTGTGATTATGGAAGAAAGTATTGTTAGCGATAACCATCCACCGCTTAGCTACAACACCTGCACCTGATTGGAGCAAGTAGTTGAGAGCCTTGTGTGGGCTATCCACAGAGATCTTACGTGTGTCTATGGACCTGATAAAGCCTCGCTCACCTGCTTGACGAACAGCGGTAAGAAGACTATCCAGGCCGTCAATGGCAGCAACATAAGCAGCTCGTATCTCCGCCCCCTTTTCTTTTGCCTTGTTCGGGGAAAGGCTTTGGTCATAGCTAAGTCCTATCTTTTGATCGCCTGCCCCATACAGAAACGCATAGGTAACAGTCTTTACTAGTCGGCGTGATATGCCTATCTTGTCTGCATTCTCTTGGTGAATGTCACCGTTGAGAAGTACATCTCCGTACCTGCCCCCATCATATCGAGCAAGATAGTGTGCGAGCATTCTAAGCTCAATCCCCGCTAGGTCAGCACCAACCATGACCATACCAGGGCTCGCAGTGAACAACTTCCTGAAGTTAAGATCACTAGGTACCTGTGCAAGGTTAGGATTGCGGTGTGCACATCTGTGGGTGTTAGTAGCAACCGAACAATGGTGGTGGATACGGTTACCTTTGACTAGCTTAAGCCAAGCATTCTTGCCCTCAGACAACATGCCAAGCTGCTTAGTTAACTCAAGGCAACGGAAGAACTGCAGTGCCTCTTCTGTACCGATATCTTTGAGAACAGTTTCGTCAATGGCAGTCTTGCCACTTGCTGTCTCTTTATCAGGTACCCAGCCGTGTAGGTTCTTCATGACCCATGCAATGTGATCACGACTGGTAGGGCTAAACTCCTTTAGCTTTGTTACAGTAGCACCACCTACATAACCTGTGGTTCTGTTAGATCTCTTCGGAGTAAATTCGCGTCCTGCAACGTAAGGGTACCGCTTCCGTAGTACACGATTAAGGCCATCAAGCTCGGAATAGAGAGCTTGTGCAAGTTCCCGTGCAGCATCTTCGTCAAAGTACCATCCATGTAATTCTTGGCTGGTGAGGATTGTTGCGACATCATGTTCTAGTTGGATGAAGTCAGGTATGGATGGAAGTGTTGCCATAACTTCTGTGTTACTTGTACGTCTTGTAAACAATAATCTTGCATCTCTTGTGACCAGTGCTTCCAATCAGTATCCTTACCAAACTCTCCCTTGTATTCGCCTAGCCTATAACCGTAGGACTCCAGTGAGTGGCGTCCTTGAAGTTGTGGTGGCATATCCTTCCACCTACGCTTCTGATCGGTCTTCAACATATCAGCGTGATAAATACGACTAAGAACCAAAGTATCCACAACCCTAGCGTTGGGGGTAAACCAAGGATAGAGCTTACGGAGCACAGGAATATCGTACCCAATGATGTTGTGACCAATAAGGCAACAGGCATCCTCAAGGAGTTGGACACCTTTCGTGATAGGTTGCTCACTGCCTTCATCATTGAAGACAAGAGTTTGTTTAGTGTCCAGATCATAGATGCCAATACAGTGAACCTTGGTGCAATCATCGTATAGGCCGTCTGTTTCTAGGTCGAAGATTAGGTTCAATCGGGCAGTGCCTCCAGTGCGCGGCGGATGGTCTCGAAGTCTTGGTGCTGCTCTCGTATGTCATTGGCGCCTGTGGCAACAGCGTAGAGCGCAACCAACGCCTGCTCCTTCAAGCTCGGCGGCTTGGGGCGGCGGGCGTCGCGGAGCTTTTTGAGATCTCGTTGCATCCAGGTTTCAAGTTTGTAAAAATCCTGAAACCACTCACAGCACGCCTCCAGCTCCTGGTCGCTGCCCCAGCGGGCGGCATAGGTGGCAAATTTCATCTTGACTTCAAACATTCCAGAGGCGGTCAATGCCTCGTCGGACCACGCTTGCACCAGCTCCGGCGGTGGGGTGATTGGGTGTTGTTGTGTCACTTACCAGTCCACTTGTAGGTCTTGTCAACGAACTGTGCTCGCTTGATTGCCTCAGGTGTAGGAGGTTTGGGACGCTTAATGTCAGAAGTCGGTTGTTGGGTCGAAGTCATTAGCTTCAGTCTCTGTAAATTTACAAGTATCTAGGTCGTAGGTAAGCTGACAAGCTACTCCCACTTCCCCACTATAACGGTTTTTGAGGACTCGCACAGTCGTTGAAGAGCCTCCTCTATCCGCTTGCTGGTTCCGTTCAAGCGCAATAACTCCATCTGACAATTGAGCAATAGCTGCCGAACCTCTAAGTTGTCCAAGGGTGACTCTTGCGCCTTCTTCGTGGTTGGTGTCATTGGATGTACGCCTGAGGTGTGATACAAGGAACATAGCAATACCAGTACGCTCTACAAGAGAACGTAGCTTGGTCATAGTAACATCAATCATCCGCCTCTCATCACCCTCTAGTCCAGACATAAGGATAGACAAGTGATCAAGGAAGATGACCTTAGTATCTAGCCCGCAAGCAAGATATTCAATTCGGTTGTAGATAACATCTGGGTCGAAAGAACCGAAGCCATCAAAAAGAAACAGGTTCCACTTAGCAAGACTGTGATTATAAGCTTCGGTGAGGGCAGTTCGGTCATGGTTACCAAGGTGAAGTGATTTACCAACAGCAGCGGACATTAGTCCCAGGGCGGTTCTACGGTTAGATTCTTCAAGCGCCAGGTACCCAACTCGTTCTCCGTTATTAAGAAGGTGAGTTGCGAGTTCACGGCAGAACGAGGATTTACCAATACCAGAGCCTGCAGTAATTGTGACAAGCTCTCCATACCGTATCCCATGTAGCTTCTGTTGAAGACCGTCGAAGGGGTAGTCATGATCTGATGGTGGGTTTGGTGTTGTTACTACATCGAGCAGAGACTTTCCGTCGATGATGCCATCTGGACGGTAAGGTTTCGCGTCCCATATAGCTCGACGAATCGCCTCAGTGTCATTGACTTGAAGTGCGTCTGACGCATCCTTGTATTCCTCAAGTCTTGCGATCTTTGTCTTGCCAGGTGGTAGGACCCCTGCTGCGTCCTCCGCTGCCTTACGGCCTGCCTCGTCATTGTCGAAGAACAGGACAATCTCCTCATAACCCTGGAGCCATTGGAGAGCCCGTTGAATCGACTTCCTGGCCGCTGCGGCACCGCTAGGTAGAGATACCATCGGCCACCCCGGCATAGCTTCACTACATGAAGCCGCATCGAGTTCCCCCTCAGTGATGACGACTCGTTTTCCAGTGGCGGGAAACAAATGTTGTCCAAAGAGTGTTCCAGGTACGTCTCCTTCATAAGTGAATAGTTTACTTTTAGTCTTTACCTTGCATCCTTTAACGACTCCAGCATCGTCGAAATAATAGAAGCGTAAAACGTCTCCGTCTTTGTAGATCCGGTATTGTTGACAAACCTTTTCTGAGATGTTCCGCTTTTGCAGCCGCTCGGCTGAACCTCGGAGTTGGACATTGGTGGACATTTTATGAGTGTGAACATCACCTTCGCCTTTGGTGTAGGCGTTACATGAAAAACAAAAAGTGTGGCCATCTGTGTACAGGCTAGCTGCATCAGATGACCCACATACATCACACGGTAAGTGCCTGACGAACTCGCTTTCGGAGTTCTGCATAAGTTCGTGCTTGCTCATCGTGGTACTCGAACCATGAGTCTAGTGCTTGATAAAAACCTTGAATGAGATTCTCTGTGGTTGCTGGGTTTGCGCTATCAACATCAGCAAGGTAGTCACTGAATCCATCAGCGTAATACTCAACAGAACCGTATTGTGTGGGTCGCATTACTTTTGGTGGTAAGTTTGAATCAGTTGTTCATAAGCATCAAGCTCATCCTCGAATGCTTCGATGATATCGTTGGGTGAGCTAGTGCTATCAAAGGCATCAATCAAGGCAGCGACAACCTGCCTGATCTTATTTACGTCAGCCATGAAATAGGAATCGAGTGGAAGGAACACCAAGGGAAACCGTGTTTATCGGCCCACTTGGCATAGGTAGTCTTAGATCCTTTATAGATCTTGTTATAGGGTGTCTGAAACACAAAACGAATGTCAAGGTCAGGATGTGCTGCCTTAACTGCTTTCATCTTAC